CTTTTTTGATGTTTTTGACTTTTTTGATGTTTTTGACTTTTTTGATGTTTTTGACTTTTTTGATGTTTTTGACTTTTTTGATGTTTTTGACTTTTTTGATGTTTTTGACTTTTTTGATGTTTTTGACTTTTTGGACTTTTGACTTTTTCCTCCATCTATATCCATAGGCACGGTTTCTCTATCGTCAATTTCACCATGATCCGGTAATACATTTGCCGCGTCATCTATATCCATATGAACTGTATGTCTATAATCTGGTTGAATATTAAACATTAAATGTACTTCTTCATAACAATTTCGTTGCCAAGCGGCAAATGCGGGAGCTGCATTATCAGATCGTCTCCTAGTTCCTTGTTGTGGGTCAGTTGCATATAATATGCCGCCATTTTTAGAAAATACGATAGTATGTCCGGATGTTAAGGCCTGACCATTACATAACGATGGGTTTTGACTATTATCTGGATATCTCATTAATTTTGCTACGGTGCAGCAACCTTCACATAAAATGTTAGTTAAGTGGTCAATAAAATGTTGAACATCTTGTAGAGTACGAATACTAGCTGGTATTCTATATTGTGGATTTCTACCATTACGATTAAATACATAATTCATCATTTCATCAAACGTTGTTCCGCGCGCATTAACTACATTAACTAAAGCCTCTCCTTGTTGTCTAGTAAATATACCTAAATATGTAAGCGAATTAATACCGCAACCTAAATTTCTATTATTCAATAACGCACCACCAGTTGCTTGCCATTCATTAAATCTATTTTCGTCATCACAATTCTGTAAAACAGATAAATAATATGTTTGTCCACCTAAATAAATAGTCATATATATAATTACATTACATATATAAAATAATAATAATTGTCAATAGTATAACATGTGCGGAATTATCGGTATAATCAATTCAAATACAAAAGAATATGTTTCGTCAGATTTAGTTCTCGGATTAAATATGCTTCAACATAGAGGCCAGGATTCGACTGGTATTTACACATTACATAATAACATATTTCATTCTCATAAAAATCTTGGATTAGTCGGTCAAGTTTACAATGCTGAGAATATTCATCAATTAAAGGGAAATATAGGGATAGGTCATGTAAGATATTCAACCGCAGGGTCTATCAACATGGAACAAACGCAACCATTATATACAAGTTTTCCCTATGGTATTGCTTTGGTTCATAATGGTAATATTACAAATTCCGAAAATATTCGTAAAGAGCTTGTTCTCGAAAACAGACATGTTAATAGTGATTCCGATTCGGAGGTACTGTTAAATTTATTTGCAAATGAACTGAATAACTTAAATTATGTAATGAAAAATCAACACATTGATACTGAACATGAACATATTTTCGAAGTTATTAAAAGGATTTTTACAAAATGTAAAGGTGGATATAGTGTAGTAATTATTGTTAACAATATAGGCATGATAGCATTCCGTGATCCACATGGGATAAGACCGTTGTCATTTGGTATTAGAAAAAATAAATGGAATATACCTACTCTTGGTGGTACTGGTTTATATGGTTCAAAAAATGCATCGGGTGAAAATGATTACATTTTTGCATCAGAAAATATAGCGATCGATAAAACATACAAAAGTGTTCGCAATGTTCTCCCCGGCGAATGTATATTTATAAATTCAAAATATGAAATGTACAATAAGAGATTAATCGATACTGCAATTCTATCACCGTGTTTATTCGAATATATCTATTTTGCACGTCCCGATTCACAAATAGATGGTATATTGGTATATGAAGCAAGAATACGTATGGGTATATGTTTGGGTAAAAAAATAAAAAGGCTTATAGATACAAACGAGAACAATGATTTATCAGATATTGATATAGTTATACCAGTTCCAGAAACATCTCGTTCCGCTGGATTATATGTAGCACAAGAAATAAATAAACCATATCGCGAAGGATTTATAAAAAATAATTATATTTCGAGAACTTTTATTATGCCTGACCAAGCGAGTCGTATTAAAAATATATCATTAAAACTTAATACTATTTCTAGTGAATTTCTTGGTAAAAATGTTCTCATTGTAGATGATTCAATTGTTCGAGGCAATACATCAAAACAATTAATTCAATTAGCTCGAGACTCGGGTGCGAAAAAAATATATTTTGCTAGTTTAGCGCCTCCTGTTAAATATTCAAATAAATATGGAATTGCAATTCCTACGCGAAAAGAATTGGTAGCTTATAATAAAAATGATAGAGAAATAGCTGAAATATTAGGTGCTGATTGTGTTATATACAATGATTTGGATGACGTAATCAAAATATGCAAGGAATTGAATCCTATGATTTCTCGTTTTGAGACGTCTTGCTTTGATGGTATATACTTAGAATAAAATATATCTTGTTTATATAATAAAAAAGATATACTACTATGAATACGATTAATAAACCATTATCAATAGGGTTTTTAGATGTATCAAATGTAGATGAAGAGTCATTTGATGGATTTATGAATAATTATAAATTGGGTTTTGAAAAATTATGTGTAAATCCAAAAACTGGCGAACGGACACAAAATATATTCCAATTAATTCCTGAAAATTATAATGCAGCAAAAATAATCAGCTCTAGTTATAAAATTATATACTTATATAAATCTAATGATAACCCGGATAAGTATGAAATAGTCGCATTTGCTATCATATCGAACCCAGATAGATTTACAACTATTCTAGAAATGTTATGTTCGTCTATAGATAAAACCATACGTAGAAATGGAAAACCCTTGGGTATTTCTCTCTTAGACGATATCTATTCTGACTATGTCGTAAAACAAAGAAATATATTAAAAATACAACCTGCTACGCCTGAACTCGTACCTTATTATATAAATTGGAAAACCCCGACTTTACCGATCGAGTGGTATAACCAAGGAAAAACATATGGTTATTTAATATATTCCACGGATATTAAACGCGCAGCTGATCCGCAACTTCAAGGATTGATTAGCGACGTGATATTATTTAATGGTCTATCTCGTGAACTAGATATTACACCTAGTGAAGTTTTAAGTATTCCAAAGAAAGAAGATAGAAAAAATTTGTTAACTTCAAAAATTAATGAAATTAATGATCGGCGCAGAGACCAGCTACTCAACTGGTTATCAGGTATTGATTATTTTAGCGTAGACGAAATCAGGAGAGCACTAATTCATATGGGTGGAACAAAGAGTAGACGCAGAACAAAACGTTTTCGTAAAACAAAGCGCAAATCGTAAAACAAAATATGTCTAGACTAATAATAAAAAATATTATATTCTTTCGAATTTAATTTAATATGGTAAAATGGTAATTACACGTGTTTATTTTTTTACAACCTTAATCTTTTTTTTAATAGACATAGTTGATTTTTCTCCGGATTGAATATTTTCACGTTTATTTTTATATGAACTATATTCACTTTCCAAATGCAACAATTCTTTCATCCACATCTGTTCCAACGTGGTCGAAATTAATACTTCCAATTCCTTTTGTGCGTCATCTCTTTCACGCATAATATGGGCTACATTTTCTTCTGTTACCGAATCCATCGGCATTTTAATCAAGTATTTGAATTCTCCATCGATCATATCAAACTTGCGTGTTTTCATCAAGTCAATTACTTGACTAGCATTTTTCTTACGCAAATCAACTACGCCAGATAATGTCTCTTGGATATATCTAGCTTTATTTGTTAATTTCACCAGTTTTTTACGCAAATCATCAACCAAATGAGCTTTGCGTTTTTCGTATAGACCCATTCTAATTGTATAAAATGAATCTATGATTTCTTCTACACTGGTATATTTATGTAATCTACAATTTGAATCAAATAGATGCATATTTGTAGTGCTTACAGTAGTTGTTAATTTTAATAATTTTTCGACTCCGTTAATACCGTTAGTGTCAACTGTTTTTTCAAGTGCATTCAAATTACCTTTTGGAAATACAACTGTAAAATCTACCAAAACTTCTGTACAAACTGATACGAAATCCTTAATTTGTGGTGGTATTTTTTTACCCGATTTATCCACAGTCGAACCATCCATCAACGACTCTAAGAAAGTAGTATATGGCATTGTCCATGTACCAACTGGTAATTCTGTAATGCGAATTTTATCTTCGCCGATTTTCTCATATACACCTTTGATTAGGTATTTGGTTGATTTCGAAGTACCATCTTTATCTATATCAGAAATAGTTCCTTTAAACCCTTCATAGTATGGAACAAATGGTACGGAATATGACTTATTCGATAATTTCGATTTCAAATAATCAACAATTTGTTTTGGATTGTATGAAGGAATACTCGATGAAAATCCTGTTCCGATACCGGAAATACCATTGATTAATACAAATGGAATAATCGGAACATAATATTCGGGTTCAACAATTGTTCCATCGTCATTCAAATAATTCAATACAGAATCATCTGCGTCTGGGAAAATACAACGAGTTAAATTATTTAACATAGTGAAAATATATCTTTCGCTTGCACTATCATCACCACCATGTAATCTAGTACCAAATTGACCATTGGGTTGCAATAGATTGATATTGTTAGAACCTACGAAATTTTGTGCCATATTAACAATTGCACCATTTAATGATGCTTCACCATGATGGTATGCACTATGTTCTGAAACATAACCTGAAAATTGCGCTACTTTAATTTCAGATGTTAATTTGCGTTTAAACGCAGAATACAATATTTTTCGAAGAGATATTTTTAATCCATCTACCATATTTGGAATAGATCTTGCACAATCATATGTACTAAAATGTATCATTTCGTTATTGATAAATTCTTCGTATTGAACGCTCAATCTTGTTGTATCCAAATAACTTGTTTTATCATATGCTTCTAGCCATGTCTTACGATCATCTGCGCGTTTCTTATTGAAGATTTTATCAATTGTATCATCACTGCGTTCGCTATAGACAAAATCGACGATTTTCTTATTTGCAAAATACTGTTTAAATTCTGCAGATGTTGATGTACCCAACCCTTTAAAATATTTAATGGTCCATGTATTTGCAGTTTGCTGCCCAATTGAATCTTTCCATCGTTGATATTCGCCCTCATTATAAAACAATAATGTTTGACTGCTCTTCTTTGCTCTCAAAATAGGAGTATTCATAAAAGATAAGAATCCGGGTATCTTGATTAAAGATGCCCATTCACTGTGAAACAAGTTAATACATAACCCCTTTATATGAGAACCATCCGTATCTTGATCACAAAGAATCATGATTTTTCCATATCGTAAATTACGATGAACGTCTGTCATTGTTTTATATTCTTTGCCGTTTTCTAAGCCTAAAATCTTTTTTAAATCTGTAATTTCTTTGTTTTCGGATACTTTTTTAACCGTTTCACCACGAACATTCAGCAACTTACCTTTTAAAGGATAAATACCGATTGTATTTCGATCATTACTGGATAATCCCGAAACAATACCCGACAATGCACTTAATCCCTCACATAAAATTAAGATACATTCGTTTGATTTTTCAGTTCCACTGTAATTAGCATCAATGAAATTTTGAATTCCGCGAATGGTTTTTGTTTTAGACCCATCTGTCTTTTTAGCTACAGCACGGTTTTCCTTCGCTTCCGTAAGAGAACATGCTACATCCATTACGCCCATTTTTGCGACTTTTTCAATGAAATTATCCGATACAGTACAAGTTGATCCAAATTTTGTAGAAGGTGTATTCATGAAATCTTTTGTTTGACTATCAAATGCTGGATTTTCAATATCACATCTTAAAAACAAGATAAGCTGTTCTTTGATTGAATTTTGATTAACGTTAATCTTTTTCTTTTTTTCAATATACGCAGCCAATTTTCGTGTAATTTGTCCCATAATATAATCGACGTGTTTACCGCCTTTAAATGTACAGATACCATTCACAAATGATACTTGTGTAAATTCATGTGTAGGTGAAAGTGCTACTGCATATTCCCATCGTTCATCATTTGATTCATACACTCTTGGCGAAGCATCTTTCGCACCAATATACATATCAATATATTGCTGAAAGTTTTTAACAGGTGCTAATTCGTCGTTGAATTTAACCTTGATCTTTTTTACCGAGTGATCCGTTACAGCTGCGATATCAAATGTACGCTTCTTCATCAGCGAAAACATATCAGATGTAATTCCACCGGGCATACCAAATCTTACATAATCTGGTTTAAATGTAATTGTTGTATAAGGTTTGCTAGTTTTCACTTTTGTAATTATAGGAGGACAAATCTCGGTTAAATTGTTTTTAAATTCTTGCACATATTTTAATCCTCGGATATGATCGATTGTCTCGATTCTGCCATATGTTGACCATATAAGTACTAATTTAAACCCAAACCCATTTTTACCGCCTACGATACGTTTTTCTTCTGTATTATAATTGGTCGATGTTCGCAAATGACCAAAAATCATTTCAGGAATCCACATGTTGTATTCCGGATGTTTTGCTACGTCAATGCCATTACCATCATTCGTCATGGTTATGCTGCCATCCTCACCCACAGATACAGAAATTTCTGAAACGAATTTTTTATCTAGAATAGGAGATTGAATCATACGAATTACATGATCTCTGCAATTAACAATACCTTCATCGAATAATTTGTATAATCCTGGAACGTATTCGATGTTTTTTAGACTGATTTTTTTAGTATTTTCTTCATATATCCACATATTAGCATCGACATTTTCAACAGAACCAATATACGTATCTGGATTATCCAAGATATGTTGACGGTCGGTTTTGCGTTGATATTGTTGAGCAAGTTTAGTTTCGGTTGTCATGATTTATAATAATAATCAAATAATATACCTATATTCATATCTTTATTTAGTGTTTCAATTTTTGTTATAATATAATTTATAATATATAATATATATAAACCATGTTGATGAGATGGAAACATTCAAATGATATAAATAAATATTGCACTGCATCAAAATGTCAAAAGGCTGAAACGCAAAAAAATCTAAAAAAATTTAATACTGCTACGAATTCAACACAGCAAAGCAAAGCAATGCGATATGCTCAATATATACGACAATATAGTGCGAATTCTATAACTAATAACAATGCGTAATTCTAATTTTATTTTAGCATAACATAATATTTTCTTATATTATATTATATAACAGAATGAAAAGACCAGACAGACACGAAGACGGATTATATCACGTTCATGGTAAAACTTATCCTGAATTAGTCGGTTCAAGAATCCAAGTTTTAAGAGGCAATGCATACAAAACCAGCGGTGGATTAACTACAAAAGATTTAGTAATGAACAAACACGGTAGAGTTGTATCATTAAAGAAACACAAGACTGCCAAAAAGGAGAAACGTTTAGAGAAAGCCGGATATGGATACAAAAAAGGCAAATTTGGATATGTTAAAATTGGCACACGTAAAAACCGCACCGTTTAATTTTGTTAAATAATAATTTTATAGTAATTTACTTAGTATAAAATTATTTACGTACTGCTACACAAATTCCGTTATCTTTCACATCTGATAAATATCTATGGATATCATATTTTGTATCATCGATACTTTTAGTAATATAATAAGGACCAGGATACAAATTAACACTATTTATAAATACAACACCTACGTTGGATAGGATTCGCGTATATTGCCATTCTTTATATAATTGTTCCATACTGTGCCAGCCATCAATAACTAACATATCAATTTCATTCACTTTTAAACTATTTAATCTATGTATGTTAATATCAATATATTCTGATGGCGAATGAATAATATTTACATTTTCACCATTCCATGCATTTTTCGGAATAATATCAATACCACAATAGACATCTTGTGGTCGTTTATTTGATATCAATATTTTTGTTGTAGATGATACATTATTTCCATCAGCTACTCCCAATTCAAGAATATTAATTTTTTCTTTTTTTTCCAATAATGAGGTTAAATATTGCTTCAATATATTTTCTGTTCTTTCTGTTAAGCCTACTTCTTGAGACATTTGTTCTGTAGTATGAAATGGTCTAGATAATAAATTCATTGCTGGATTGCCATATACGGAATACTTACAAACAATACCATCTATATTATCATTCGATAGTTGTTCCATTGCTACATAATTTTCAAATACAATTGGTTCAATCGGAAACTCATTTTCATTCAAGATACTCGGAACAACTTGTATATTGTTTATGTACGTACAATTTTGTGCGCTTATTTCAGCAGGCGTTAAAATAACTGGTACTGGTTCTGGTACTGGTTCTGGTTCTGGTACTGGCTGTGCAATCATATAGCTAAATGGATCTGCAACTATATGAACATATGGGTCTGCAACTGGGTCTGCAACTGGGTCTGCAACTGGGTCTGCAACTGGGTCTGCAACTGGGTCTGCAACTGGGTCTGCAACTGGGACTGCAACTGGGTCTGCAACTGGGTCTGCAACTGGATCGGTATTATCTAAAACATCACTCATACTATAATAAATTTATATATTACTATACTATAAAAAACTAATAAATAACAATTTATTTGAAATTATTTCTTTTTATTAACATAACAATTTCTACACAACGGAATATAATTATCAGAACCAATTACTACCTGAGACGATTCATTACTAATTCTATGTGAAAATATCGCGTCTAAACTACATTTATTGCATTTTGCGTGTAATTTTTGAACATTATCGCATAATGGAATTAAATCTAACATTTGTCCGAATTTATTTCTGTTAAAATCGCCATCCAAGCCATACAAATATACCTTTTTATTAGACTCTATCATACTAATTACGACTTCATATAATTTATTGAAGAATTGCGCTTCATTTATCAATATATATTCACAGTCATGTAATGCCGAATAATTAATATTACTTGTATTATACCATGAATCATGAATATCTTCAACCATTATACATGGTATCATAGCTTTATCGTGAGAAGACAACAGCGATTCATGATATCTTTTATCGGCAATATAATTTACCGCTACTACGTTTTGAGATTGGCTTTGCAATTCGTGATATTTTTTAATTAATGCACTAGTTTTTCCAGAAAACATTGGTCCTAAAACTATTTCTAAAAAGCCGTTCTCCATTTGTAGCGTATTAATAATTTAACTTTTAATTAGAATTTATTTATTCATATTTAACATAAAATTGATTTCAATTTTTATTATATTTACTGTATGTATAATAACATAACATAATGGAAAACAATAACAAAATATTAACAGACGATGAAATGATAAATTATTATATGCATAAAGTCGATATATCTGAAACAAAATACGATAAAAATATGAATAAAATATTTTATAAGAAATCGAAAAAATATAAAATAGATAATAATGATACTGAGAGTGATGCCAGCTTTGCATTTTTAACAGTTGATTCAACCCCTAAAAGTAAAGATAAAATAGATCAACCTACATATTGTTTTCCTTGTTTTCCAGTAAAATGGGCAAAAATATTTGATGTGAATGACAAATAATAACAATTATATAAAAATAAAATAAACATAAAAATTACATTATGATAAATGGAAAAATTAAATACGATTCCCTGGGTTGAAAAATATAGACCAACTCAATTCGATACTATTGTTCTTGACCCATTAAATCGCGAATTATTCAAAAATATACTAGAAAAAAATTATTTTCCCAACCTTCTTTTTTATGGACCCCCTGGTACTGGTAAAACAACTACGATAATCAATTTAATCAATGAATTTCAAGCAAAACATTACAAGATAAATAAAAACCTTGTAATACATTTAAATGCATCAGATGAAAGAGGAATTGATATTATAAGAAACCAAATCCAAACATTTGTTAAAACCAAAAATTTATTTGATACGGGTTTAAAATTTGTAATATTGGACGAAGTTGATTATATGACGAAAAATGCGCAACAAGCTTTAAAATATTTACTACAAACATGTTATAATAATATTAAATTTTGTTTAATATGTAATTATATAAGTAAAATAGAAGAATCATTACAAGACGAGTTTATTTGTATTCGTTTTAATCAATTACCGAAAGCGGATATTCATAATTTTATAAAGAATATTTCAATCAATGAAGAATTAAATTTAAATGACGATTCAATTGATACAATTCAAAATATGTATCATTCAGACATTCGAAGCATGGTTAATTTTATTCAATTAAATCAAAGTCTCAAATTAAACGAATCAAATATAAAAATTATTAACAATCATAATTTTGAAAGTATACATAAAATGCTCATAAATAAAAATTTAAACCCTGGTGATATTATATTATACATGCATGAATTAAGTAGCGAATATAATATTGATAAAAAAACAATTATTTATAATTATTTTAACTATGTTATACGTAATAAACCAAAAATAATAAAAAAAGACATATTAAATCTAATGACAAATTTAATACATAATACAGATGTTAAAATAGAGCATAGCTTAAACTATTTCTGTTATCAATTACATGATTATTACGCTACAAAAATATGATATTGTAATTAGGTTCGAATTGAAGAATAAACATCGATTCTTTTTTTCAATAATTCGATAAAATGGGTTGGTGGTGTTCCTGAAATAAATTCTGGATCAAATTTATTATTGATATCACATTTCACAATTTGAATAGAATTCGTATTTTTTTTTAACTTATTTGATTTATTCTCTATATTATACGAAGGAAGTGATATCGATTGCGAACGCTCCATTTTAATATAAATATTATATATAGAATAATTTATTACAAATAAATTATTCTATGCGTCGATCGTTGATATTATGATAATAAAATTAAATTATTATTATTATTATTATAAAAATTGAAATAATATAAAGACTTTATATTCTCTTTATATGTATTATAACAAATAAAATGTCATTTTCAATTGACGATGAATGGATGCAGTTTTTATCAAATCAAAATACATCTTCTTGTGCTGGTGGATTATTAAATAAAAATTCCCAGCCAATAAAACTTAAAATAGTAGAAGAGCCAATTCATGTAGATAATAGCATTGTTCCTAAATGCGATGAGTTGTATATTTCAACCAAGACCAAGGTCTTGTTTTTAAATCAAGAGATTGATATAAATGGCGTTTTTTGGAATATTCCAATTATAGAATATTGGAAACCAATCTCTGGGGTTATAAAAAAACAAATGAAAATTGTTTCTAAAACACCTGAAGAATATAAAGAAATACAAGAGCGTTTACAAACAATACCGTACTATACTGAAAATATAATAAAACAAATAAATAACCCAGAAGCACGGCGTATAAAGTTTAAAGACGAACGTAAAATTACAATTGGATTATCGAAGAAGGATATTATAAATTCACGTGGTAAAATTAAAAATGCGTTTTATAATTGTTTTGCTATGATATTACGATTTGAATGTCAAGGTATGTTTAAAGAAATCCATGTTAAAGTTTTCAACACTGGAAAATTAGAGATACCTGGTATTCTAAATGCCGGATTATTGGATACAGTTAAATTAATGATTTTAGATGTTCTTCAAGCATATTTACCTAAACAAATCGAATTCATAGACAACGAAGACAATGATAATGTGCTTATAAATTCCAATTTCAATTGTGGGTTTTTCATTAATCGTGATAACTTATATGCAATTTTAAGAAGTGAAAAATATGGTATTGAAACTGCATATGAACCATGTAGTTATCCCGGAGTAAAATGTAAATTTTATTTTAACAATGATATTGGGTTTGACGAGGTGAAACAGAACGGTAAAATAATAATAGAAGACCGTAATATGAAAATGAGCGAATTAATCGAAAATAAAAAATACACGGAAGTATCATTTATGATTTTTAGAACAGGTAGTTGTTTAATTGTTGGAAATTGTTCTGAAAAAATATTACGTTTTATTTATAATTTTATAAAAAATATACTAGAAGCAGAGTACATTAATATTCATGTTGAAAGTGAGGTGCAGGTAATAAAAAACAAAAATGTGAAATTGCGTAAAAAAACCATATTTATGACAAATGAATATTATAATGAAAATTGCAAATCAATCTAGTAAATTGTGTATAAGATCTTTTATGGTATTACATTGAATATCCATATCTGATATTTTTTGTATATATTTTTTTTCCCATTCAATACAATAGTTTTTATTCTTATTTATTTTTTTTCGAATTTGTTTGTGTGATTCCTTTAGAAAATGAATATAATTATCTTTATTCGATAATAAAATGTTTTTTTGTGCTAATTCAAAATATAAATTTAACATCTCATTGTTGGGTAATAATAAAAATAACTTAACATAATCAAGTATAAATTCTTTCATAATTTCACATCTTTTAATATTTTGATTTTCCCAAAATAAAAAAGAATTTATAAAATGAAAAATTGGCATAATTTCGTCATTGATATCAGAATCAAATGTATTTATTTTATTTACTGTTTCTGAAATATCATCTGTATAATTTGGTATAGTTTTATTATATAAAAATAATATAGCATCCATATGATTCAATTCATTCATCATATTTGTTTTATCCAATTGTTCCAAATATTCTAAATAATAGATATACGCTTTTTCAGTATTTTCTACAGCAGAATCTATATAGTTAGAATTAAATAAAAACACATGATTTATTGCACGAAATCCAATTAATAATAAAAAATTGCAGTTATATAATGATGTTAAAAATGACGATTTTTCCATGAAATCGAAATAATTTATACAAATATTCAAATATTTATAAATAATATCCTTTTTCATTTTTATTATATATAAGTTAATTAATATAAAGATTAAAAAGAATTATTTTCTATAATTAATTATAAATATAGAAAAATGAGTGCACCTGATTCAAATACTACACATAACGGGTATAGATTACCTGAGGTTAATACCATTTTACATGCGACTAAGTTAGCAATTGTTGAAGATAAACCAATTTTAATGGACTACTGGACAAATTCTTTAGATAAAACTGTTCTAATTGGAGTTAAAGAGGACAATGAAAAATTATTAGTTAAAAGTGAGGAAGAATATACAAGTCCTATTTCAAAAATTTATAAGGTAGGTAAGGAATATATCATTTTAACTGAAAATTCGATTTATTTAGTTGATGTATCTATTCCTACAAAGCGTATTTCATCATAATATTACATGTATAAGTATAGATATACATGTAATAACCAATAAAAATTGTATTATAATAAATTCTCAATTGAATTTCGTTGGTCTTCGGTTAATTTTTCTGGGAAGATAATATTAAAATCTATAATTAAATTACCTGTAGCGTTTTCTCGCTTCATACCTAGTCCTGGTATTGTTTTCTTAAATCCAGGTTTAACTACAATTGGATCGGTTGAATTGTTAAATGAAAATGTTTTTCTATTAATGTGTTGTATATCAAATTTAAAACCACACAATGCATCTTTCAGTGTTATATTTTTTGTAATAGATAAATCCAAACCATTTCTTTTGAATTCAGTATCATTTATAGTTTTAATGCAAATTTTAATATCACCTTTTAGTGTACCATTTATCGTATTTCCGCATTCCCTTAGAATAATTACTTCATTATCATCGATTCCTGCTGGTATAGTTATATGAATTACTTGTTTCTCATCCTCTCTTACATTATTAACTACATTCCATTTTTCTATTTCAATCGGAACTGAACCTCCAAAGTATATTTGTTCTAATGTAATTTGGATATTTTTTATAATAGGTGGCGGTTTATTCAATTGTTGAAAAAATTGTGAAGCCATTGGATTACCACCTCCGCCTTGATGAAATATACGTATACCAGGCATTCCCATATTATCATCCATTCCGGGAAATCCACCACCTCCACCTCCAAAAAAAGCACTAAATAATTGATTTATATCATGAAATTCAGCACCGGGAAATCCACCTCCTGGAAATCCACCTCCGGGAAATCCACCAGTTTGTTCCAAATCATATTGCTGTCTTTTATTACGATCACTTAAATGCTCATTAGCTTCATTGATTTCTTTAAACTTATCAAGAGCATCTGGATTACTGTTTCTATCCGGATGATATTTCAGCGATAACTTACGATATGCTTTCTTAATATCTTCATCTGTAGCATCTTGCGATACACCTAAAACTTCATAAAAATTCCTTGGCATTGTTTAGATATAATAAAATATAACTTTTATATATTTTTATTGGAAAAACTAAATAAAAGTTATATTTTATTATTATAATCATACTCAAATGGATACTATAATTAATAAATACAAACCCTATTATATCGAAGATTTCCATATGAATGAAGAATTTTGTACAATTTTAAAGGTATTAATTAATATCGATGATTTGAATTTATTACTAATAGGTGGACCAAGTAGTGGAAAAACTTCATTTTTATATTCTCTAATACGCGAATATTACGGATTACAAAAAAAGGATACATTACCTGAAACAAATATTATGTTTATTAATAACCTCAAAGAACAAGGTATTAATTTTTATAGAAATGAAATGAAAACTTTCTGTCAATCACATTCATCTATATACGGAAAGAAAAAAATGATTATAATCGATGATATAGATACAATTAACGAACAATGTCAGCAAATATTTCGAAATTACATTGACAAGTACAATCATAATGTTAATTTTATTTCAGCCTGTTCGAATATACAAAAAATAATTGAAAGCATTCAATCGCGCACCCATATATTGAAAATAAATTCATTACCAAATAAAACAATAAAAAATATAATGGATAATATTATTACAAATGAGAGGATTAACGTTGATGATAGTATAAAAGATTACATACTGCATATTTCTGAAAACTCAATAAGAAATGTAATTAATAATCTTGAGAAATTATATATTATTGAAAAGAAGTTATCATTGGATACATTTAAAAAATTGTGTTCCAATATTTCATTTCAACAATTTCAAGATTACATATTTGCATTTCGTTCAAGTGATTCGCTTAATAAACCCATAAAAATACTATATGAAATTTACGATTATGGCTACTCTGTAATTGATATATTAGATTATTTTTTTATATTTATTAAAAACACTCAATTATTGAACGAAACCCAAAAATATAAAATCATACCAATTATTTGTAAATATATTACTATTTTTCATAACATACATGAAGATGTAATCGAATTAGCTTTATTTACGAATGAAATACATGATATTGTAATATATGAATTATAATGTTATATAATGTTATACAATGCAATCTTTATAAGGAGCACACGAAGAACGCATACTATACCCGCGTATAGATTTTGTAATACAATTTTTTCGAGTGAATCGTCTAGGTAGTTTGAATATTTTTTTATCACTCTTACGTAGACATTTCTTGTATTTTTTATTTTTGATTGAATATTTACAACAATTTTCTACGATTGTTTTCATGTCTTTATAATATATAATATATAATATAAATACTCGATTGTGAAATAGATAATGAGTAATCAATTATTTTGTACATTATTTCCAAATAATATTTTATTTGAATTACTTGAAAAAATATGCTTAAAAAAGGACAAATATTTTGTATTCGATATAAATGCTTACAAAATAATGTTATTTCATAATTTAAATGAACCATTTTTAAATACAATAATAGATTATTATTATAGTTCCAAACAATTTTACATTACACGCAAACTTACATATAATAGTTTCACTACAATTATACGACAAATATGTAAAAATAATTGCATTATGTTTAATTCTAAAACTAAATATACAGAATCAAAGTATGACATTGAATATCATATTTATTTTTAGATAATTCAATAAATAAAAATACAAATGTATAGTATATTATATATATTATACGATGTTTAATAGTAAAAATCTATATCATTATGTTTTTGCATTTAGTTTAGTTCTTGTTGCAAGTTATGTAGGAAACAAATTTAAACAAAATTTTATGAATGATAATGGAAATGATGAATATGAATTGATTAAAAAATATTTATTAAATGATTCACCACTATATGGATTTAATAAACCTAAGATTTGGATACATTCTAAATATGAAATTAATGCACGTAAATGGAAAGATTTTCACTCACGAAATACTACAAATTTAAATCAACCATATCTTCATATAACAATACAATCAATAATTGATCATTGTGGAGATGATTTCCACGTTTGTTTAATCGATGATGAAACATTTAGTAAACTTATCCCAAGTTGGGATATAGACGTATCTACGTTAGCTGAACCTATGAAAAGTCATTTTCGTGAATTAGGCTTATTGCAGTTAATATACTATTATGGTGGTATGGTGGTTCCTGATTCATTCTTATGTTTAAAGAATTTACGCGAATTATACAATGACGGGTTATTTGGCGGACACCCATTTGTATCAGAATCAATTAATCGTACGAGCAATTTAGTCGAACAAAAACAGCGTTTGTTATTTATGCCAAATGTTTATTTTATGGGTTCTAATAAAAACGACGCTACCGTTTTAGAATTAATTAAATATTTAAAACAACGAAATCAAAGTCCACATTTTACAAGCCAAAACGAATTTTTGGGAGATACAAGTCAGTGGTGTATTAAAGCAATTCGTGATCAAAAAATGAATTTAATTGGTGGAGAAAATATTGGCATCAAGAATACCAAACGCAAACAAATACTTTTAGAAAATTTAATGGAAGAACAGTATTTGGACTTAGATAAAAATTGCTATGGTATTTACATTCCAGCCGATGAAGTATTGAAACGAACTAAATATCAATGGTTTGCTGTATTGGATAAAACAGAAATGATGAATTCAAACATTGCAATTGTGAAATATATGAAATCCTCTATGGTTGATGCTAATGATGAATATTACAAATTATCTACTATAAAAAGCGTAATTACACTATAATTTACAATATGATCGAAAAATGATATAAAATCTTTTATATTATTTTTTACAAATAATTGGAATGAGTAGTATAGATTCACCTTTATTCGGATGTTCTCCAAATTTTGTAGAAAATTCGATCAATAATGAAACCTTACAAGAAGAAAATAAAAAACCCAATACGATAATTGACGTATCATATGCTATATTTATTGTACGAGAACTATATGCAAAATACGCAGATGATCCGTATATGGCTATGAAAACCCACAATTATATTTGCAATCAATTGCCAAATGTTCTCCAAAATACATTCGTTAACAGACAATTAAGAATTACTCGCGCAGAAGAATTAACAACAGAACAAGATTCATTTATTGAAACATTCTTAGCAAATAATAAATACTTTTATGTGCCATCTACTGACAAATTTTTCTATTATGATGGAATCAACTACAAGGTATACAGTGAAGATGAAATATTACATAATATTTTAAGCACAATTACAAAAGATCGAAATTTGATTTCATGGAAATACAAAACCAAAATATCTATAATGAAACGCATAAAAGAGAACTTGTTAATTAAATCCGTTCCAGAATCTGAAACGATTCAACGTGTAATTATGTCATTATATCCTGCATTTTTTTCTAGTAAAACTGAAGCAAAGTATTTTCTTACAGTTTTGGGGGACAATATATTTAAAAAGAACACAGGCTTGAATCATTTTTTACAACCTTACACTAAAAATTTTATAAAAAAAATAAATTCGATATGTATCGAATATCTAGGTATTAATTTACATACTTTTAAATTTAAATATCATGGACACGAATATTATAATAGCCGTTTATTGAATTTCCATGAGAGTATCAAACACGTATCCATTTTCGATAACATTATAAAAGAAATTGGGTTAGATATGTTATGTGTAGCATGTCATTATTCTATGCGTTATGACAATTCGGATGAATATATGTATTCATGTCAAGATACTGCGCTACAATCCTACGTATTTTATTTAAAAAATCTGAATATAGAAAATTTGATTACAATTTTTATCAATGAATATATTACATTTGAGAACGTTGATATAACTAATGGTGAAAAAAGTTCTCAAGTATCTTGGAAAAATTTACAGTATTTATGGAAACATTTTTTAAATGCAAAAAAACTACCGACTGTTGTTTTCCAAAATCCTCTAAAAAATATTCTCATTGAAAAAATGAAAGATAGATATGTAGTGGATACAGATTCATTTTCAAATATTTTTAGTAAATTTTTACCCGAAATTCAGCGTTTCTTAACATTTTGGGATAATACAATGGTATATGATGAAAATGAACAGGGATTAGAAATAGAAGAGATTAAATATTTATTTAACAAATGGCGAAATAACCAACACGAAAAAATATTTGGAATTAATGACGACAAAATGGTTGATATAATCAGTTATTATTATCCAGATATAGTAATTGAATCTGAAAAATATATACAATGTACAAGGTGTATTTTATTGGATAAAAAGTCAGACATTAAACTTGCATTAAAAGAACTGCATAATGATAAACAAAACTGTAATATGAATATTTCTATATATGACGCGTATATATATTATTGTAAATACCATTATCGCATTAGTTGCAGTTCTCCAAATTCTAATATAACCAATGAATTTACATTTGATGATGTTGTTATAAATAATAATACAAATAATAATACATCAAACCGTCCGTTTATAGTACATAAATCATATTTTTATAAATATATACTGGATAATCTAAAAGAATATGTAATTGATAATACCTATATAAACAAACAATGGTTAGTTTGTCCATTTCTTATGTAATGTAAAATAATATATTACACATTCATTTCATTGTATAATATATTATTTATTCATTTGTCGGTATAATATTTTTACCAAGAGCGACTTCCTTTGAAATTAACTTAATTACTTTTGGGTAATATGAATCTCTGTTATAACCAGCCAATGTATTTTGTGATATAACCATGCATTTATTCGAAAATTCAGAATTAATATCTTGGTATTCGGGATTCGCCTCTTTCCATTGATTTAATGTCGAAATACTTTTATATGATACATCTCGAATCGCACTGTTCAATTTATCTAAATTGTCTTCTTTATTCCATCTATCATCATATTTTATATACATTGTTTCACGTTTAATATCAGTACAATGTATTGGTCTTTCATAAATACTTAATTGCTTTAAATTGTCTAATATAATCTTTGAAATGCCATTTACAAAACCTAATTGCGCATTGTTCTCCAAATCAGCATGTGTTATATCGATACTTTCTATGAAATCGGGAAAGTTCATAGCATCTTTACAATGATCATTCAAGAATACATTTATATTAAATTTATGATTATTTATATTAGCATTGATCGTATTATTATTTGTAATATTGGACTTAGACATTTCGATTAATTTTGAATTTTGTTCAGACATAATTTTCATCATCTCTTGGCTCTGACCTACTACAAAAGTTCTAAGTTCTTGATTATCTACCAATAATTTATTAATGATTTCAATATAATTCGATGAATTTGTATCTTGACTTTTATTATCTTGACTTTTATTATCTGGTTTTATTGGTTCATCGAATGTTGTTTCGTTTTTACATTTTATTTTATGACTATAAAATGATTTGTAGTTCGAATAATTCTTTTTGCATTTAATGCATTCATACAATAAGTCCTTACATGCAGTTGTTTTTATATATCCTATATTGAATAAATGCTTCTTTGTATCTAAATGTCTATCGTAATGCGATTTCTTATTGCATGTAAAATTGCAATGACTACAATCATATATCTCAGCATCGATCGTGTTAAAATTATTAACACTATTAACAACAATTTCTTCTGTTGTTTGTAAGTTAACATTTTTCAAATGTTTCGCAGTCTGTAAATGCTTACAAAATGTAAACTTTTTATCACAATTGTATTTGCATGGATCACAAAAAAAAATTGGCGATGGCTCAAGTTGCAACTTTTTGGTCCTTTTTGACATCTGAAGTTTTTCTAAATTATTCAGACATTTTTAAGGGCCGAAAAGTTGCACATTAATTTTTTAATTTTTTTGACTATCAAATGAAAAAAATTGCTGCATATTTGCTAATATAAAAAATCGTAAAAAAAGTTGCATTTTGGTCCTTTTTGATGTCTGAAGCCTTCAGATGTCAAAAAGGGCTATGCAGCCATTTTTATGCAGCCAATTTGAAATAGTATGCAAAGCCCAATGCATTTTCAATAATAAAATAAAAATGCGGACGAATTACAAAGGTGCTTCAGATGTTCGCTGGGCCCAAAAAGTTGCACCAAATTTTTCAAAAAAAAAGTATGCAGCCATGTTAAAATTAAAAAAACGGTATTTGCTGCATTATGCTAAGAAATCGAAAATCACGAAAATTTGAAAAAAGTCCTTGGAAAAGTATTTTCATAAAAAAAAAAATGGACATAAAAAAGTATGTCCAATTTCAAAAAAAAACTATTAATAATAGACCCCTTCTTTTTCTATCTTTTATATGGTGTCAAAAACTTAACTATACATCAATTATATAACCACTATTTACCAAGCGGAACCAATTTGTAAATATATGACAAATCAAACTATCCATATATTATTTTTGAAAATAATATAAAATGGAGAACATGTTATAATTAAATGGAAATCGAAAAGAAAAAACGTGGACGTAAAAAGCGCGAACAACCGACGGAAACAACCGATGCAACCCTTAATGAAACCAATAATATAATAATTTCAATAGAAAATGAAGGAAACGTTGAAGATAAAATTGTAAAGAAACGTGGTAGAAAACCGAAAGGAGGTAAGCTAATTTTAAAAACGAACGAGACCGATAATAAGAAAGATACTGTAGCAAATATAATTTTACATTTAAAATGTTCGTTAACCGAATTGGATGTTTATAATAAAACAAGCCAAGCAATGAATAATGAATTTAATTATAACCCCGATGTTCCACCTGAGATACAAACATACAATAGCAACGAAGGTAATAAAGTATTTACTACATATGAAGAAGGTAATAATAACAAATCAATTAACACAAAGTATGCATATTATGAATTAAGTAAACAGCTTTCATCACCCAATGTATGTCAATTATGTACAGCAAATTTGTCTGAGAATGAAAATGTTGATGATACTGAAGTTAATATGAAAGATATTAATATGAAATTGAAACAAGTTAAAATTAATTTATATAAGAATACTTTACAAGATAAAAAATCTGCTTGCTTTTGGTGTACATATGAATATGACAATCCTCCATGTTATATACCAAAACATGAAATAGATGATAAGTTATATGGATATGGATCTTTTTGCAGACCCGAATGTGCGGTTGCATATTTGATGAAAGAGAACTTAGATGATTCTACCAAATTTGAAAGATATCATTTATTAAATCAGATATATGGTAAGGTATATGAATATAAAAAAAATATAAAACCCGCGCCAAATCCACATTATTTATTGGAAAAGTTTTATGGAAATTTATCTATTCAAGAATATAGAAAATTATTGAAAACTGAACATTTACTATTGGTTGTTGAAAAACCAATGACTCGGATTTTACCAGAATTATTTGAAGATAACGATAACTTTATAATGAGTATTTATGGAACACCAAATAATACACAATCCAATTCAAATAGTGTTTATAAGGTAAAACGCCAAAGTGAAAAACAGCAAGGACCAAGTAAAAATAGTATAATGAGAGATAAATTTGGTTTAAGTTCATAGATATATTTTATAATAAATATAAAATATATTACAGATTCCATTATACAGAACTACATAAAGCACATTTGAAGTTTATTTTTTTATGTAAATAATTCGGTATATTTTTAATTTTTTGTATAATGCTTAATTTTTCGGTGGATTTATTTTCAGTTTCTAGATAGTTATTGGTAGGTTCAACGTCAATAATCTCTTCACTATATGTTAGTTCAGTTGTAGTTTCAACGTTTTCTCCTGATATATCACTTACAGAATCTAGTGTATTTTCAATAAAATCTTCTTGATTTTCATTTTCGATTCTTTCAATTGGTTCTTCAATCATTTGGGCTGAAAGTTCTTCAGTATTTTTCCATGTATTTTCAGAATCAACACTAAGCGACATTATATTATATATTATGGTATATATAATATATTTATATTTATTCTATAAATATAAACATTATATAATTATATAGTATATAATAAGAATGATTACATGCAATTTAATGGGCGGATTGGGTAATCAATTATTTCAAATAATGATGGTAATAGCTGTAGCTATAAAAAATGAGATACCTTTTATATTCCCATATTCAGATAAATTAACTACTGGTGTAGAAAGACCAACTTATTGGGATACTTTTTTTAAAAATATAAGAATGTACACAGCAAATCCTGAAAATTTTAATAATAGTAATATTTTTATAAATAATTTATTATATAAACACCCCGTGTATAATGAACCGCGTTTTAATTATACAGAAATTCCAAAAATCGATAATGTAATGTTTAATGGTTATTTCCAAAGTTATAAATATTTTCAAGAAGTACAAGATAAAATATTTGATTTGATTGGTATTTATGGAATACAATTAGATATATTAAATGAATATCCAGAATTATTTAATGAAAAAAATACAATTAGTATGCATTTTAGATTAGGTGATTATAAAACGAAACAAGATTGTCATCCAATATTGCCATACGAATATTACGAAAAATCATTAGAAATGGTACCTATTGAAGAGTTATCCAAATATAATGTTTTATATTTTTGCGAAGAAGAAGACAATGAATATGTTAATAGTATAATCGATAGATTGAAATTAAAGTTTCAACTAAAAGAATTTATAAAAGTAGATGATAAAATTGATGATTGGAAACAGTTGATAATAATGAGTTGTTGTAAGATAAACATTATTGCAAATAGTTCATTTAGTTGGTGGGGAGCGTATTTTAATATAAACGATGGTAAAATTGTATTTTATCCGAGTGTATGGTTTGGTCCTTCTATACAAAACGATGTAAGTGATATGTGCCCAGATTCATGGATAAAGATAGTTGTATGATAAAATAATTATGAAAATGGGTTAAAGAATTTTTATTATTATAATTAACGGAGTGTAAAATGCATATTAAGAACAGTGATTATTTAGAAAATTTTTACTATATTCAAGAAATTCCTCTTGTAAAAAAACTAATAAAAGAAAATGAAAAACTCAAGAAAAAAAATAAGAATTTGAAAAAATTGGTTAAGTTGATTACGAGTAATGTATCATTGTTAACATTAGAAAACTTAAACAATGTATGTAAATGTAAATCAACTAAATTACCAAAGTTAAGTCGTAAATATAAAGATACAGTCGTAAGAGATGTACCAATTCATGATAATGAAACAACAAGTATTGATGATGAAGTAATTGTATTACATACACAAGAATGCAATAATATTGTATATGAAATATTAAGTAATGCTGAAGAAGAGGAAGAGGTTGAAGAAGAAGAGGAGGCTGAAGAAGAAGCCGAAGAAGAGGAGGCTGAAGAAGAAGCCGAAGAAGAGGAGGCTGAAGAAGAAGCCGAAGAAGAGGAGGCTGAAGAAGAAGCCGAAGAAGAGGAGGCTGAAG